TGGTACATTATTTATTGCTAAATTTATGGGCGAAACTCCATCTTTTTTAGAAGGGTTAGACCAATATACTCACGAAGAGATATTAGCAATAGTAAGAGGTTCTGATTGGACACCTGAACAAGAATAAAATTAAATTATGGAAAACATACTAAGTGTAGATTTATCATCAGAAACTTCCCCAATTATTGAAGAAATTAGGGGTAAAGATTATATAGAATATGGTACTGAAGATTGGAAGAACTTATACCCACAGTTCCTTATAGATCTTTATTACAACAGTTCCACCCACGCAGCCATTATTAATGCAACAGCAGAAATGATTAGTGGAGATGATATAATAATAGATGATGAAGAAGAAGAACAAGCTAATAATTTAGATAAGTTAGTTAAGTTAAAGAATTTTTTCTTTCATGCAAATAGCAAAGAAACACTACACGAAGTAATAAAAAAGATTTCTTTTGACTTTAAGCTTCAGGGGGCTTTTGCCTTACATCTGATCTACAATAAAGCTAAAACAGAAATCGTAGAAATATATCACGTTCCTGTTGAAAGGGTAAGGGCAGGAAAGCCAAATGCAATGGGTGTAGTAGATACTTACTATGTATCAGCAGATTGGAGTAATACTAGACAGAATAAACCAACACCTATAGCAGCTTTTGATTTATATGATAGAACTAGTCCTAGTCAGTTATTATATACAGGATTATATAGTCCTAATATGGATATTTATCACACTCCTGATTACATAGCAGCTAATAATTGGGCTTTAGTAGATCAAAGAGTTGCAGAGTTTCATCTTAACAATATCAGTAATGGTTTTTCAGGCAGCTATATGATCAATTTTGCTAATGGAGTGCCGACACAAGATGAACGCCTAGCTATTGAAAGAAGTTTAAATAATAAATTTTCTTCAAGTTCTAATGCAGGTAAAATGGTAATTACATTTTCAGATGATAAAACAAGAACACCTGAAATATTTCCTATTACAGTATCTAATCAGGATAAGCAGTATTTAGCACTCCAAGAGCTTCTGGTGCAAAATATACTAACAGGGCATAGGGTAACTAGCCCAATGCTTATGGGTATCAAAAGCGACACAGGATTAGGTAATAATGCTGAAGAATTAATGAATGCAGCAGATTTCTATTATAACACAGTAATTAAACCATATCAGATCCATATAATAAAAGTATTAGCTAAAATATTTAAGATTAATAATATGGACTTGCCTATCTCTTTTGTTCAGACAAAACCTATTACATCTAAGTTTAGTGTAGAAGATATGAAAAGTGTAATGACACAAGCTGAAATTAGAGAGGAACTTGGATTAGCACCTTTAGAAGAAGAAGAAGTTGTTGAAGAAGATGATTTTAGTAAAGTAGGAATGATAGATGGTAAACCTGTTTTTGATACTATAGAAGAAGCAGAAAAACACGCAAAAGAAATTGGATGTAGTGGCTATCACGAACACGAACTAGAAGGTAAGACAGTTTATATGGCTTGTGAATCACACGATCAAATGCTTAATCTAGAAAAAACTGAACTATGTAATTGGATAGATGAAGTAGGAGAAGATATACCTGAAGGTTGGGAACTATTAGATGAAGAAGTAGTAGATGGAGAACATTTAGATTTTGATTTTGAAGAAGAACTTAATAGCATAGCAGAAGAAAAATACAATCTAGCTAGAAGTGTAACAGCTAGACCTAATGCTAGAAGTGAGCAAGATGGAGTAAATAAATCTTTTAACAACTATTATAAAGTCAGATATGTTTATGCTACTGATAATTTTCTAGAAAATAAATCAGGTACTAGCAGAGAATTTTGTGAGAAAATGGTATCAGCAAACAAGCTATTTAGAAAAGAGGATCTTGTTAATGCTAATAGTCAAATAGTAAACCCAGGTTTTGGACACCCTGAAACAGCTTACAAAGATGGAGAACTAGGAACTTACAATATCTTTTTATATAAGGGAGGCCCTCAATGCAGACATTTCTTCTTACGTAAGATTTTCAAAACATCATTAAGAAATGCTAAGAGTAAAATAGATGATAGTCAGTTAATTAGCTATACTAAAGCAAGAAGTGAGGGTTTTACTGCTGAAAGAAATGATAAGTTGGTAGCAATAGCACCACAAAGAATGAAAAATAACGGATATTATAACTAAAAATTATGGCAGGATACGTACTCTTTATTAGCGAGGATAAACTAAAAAACAGCACAGCAATCAATATGAATGTGGATGTTGATTTTTTGCTTCCTTATGTAAAAATTGCACAAAAAAAATATGTAGAAACAAAGCTAGGTACTAATCTGTTTGTAGCTATACAGGGAATGATTAGTGGTGGAACAATCAGTAACCCTGCTAATGCTAACTATAAATTATTGTTAGATGATTATGTAGCTGATATGTTAGTTCACTATGCTTTTTATGAAGTATTACCTTTTTTAAGATATAAAGTTCAAAACAACAATGTAGTAAGTAAGACATCAGAAAATTCAACTCCTTTAACTAGAGCAGAAGCACAAGATCTAAGATCTGAAATTAGCAATACAGCACAATTTTATGCAGAGAGGTTAGTGGATTACTTGTGTAATAATAGCCATCTTTACCCTGAATACTCAACTAATTCAGGATCAGATGTTTATCCTGATTCTAATGCTTACTATCAGGGAATGAATCTTGAAAAGAACTATATGCAAGATACTAAAATAACATTAAGAGATTTTTTAGACACAACATATAATTAATGAAAAAATATTATAAAGTAAAAGAAGTAAATAAAACAAAATTAAAATCATACTTGACAAATGCCAATACAAAAAACAGTACAGGACACTCTGGAAGTCGCAGCAGTAAATGGAACAGTCCTAAGCGTAACCACGTTCAGTAATCTAGAATTAGCTTTAAAAATTATTTTGCTAGTAATTTCTATCTTATATACTATTGATAAATGGTATAGTCAAAAGAAAAAAAATGCCAAAAAAAATTAAATCTTATACAATTATTAAAAAAACTCCTAAGAAAAGAAAAGGAGTACATTCTAAAAATGCTTCCAAAGGTCAAGTCGGTTTTAAGAAAAAAACGAGAGGGCAGGGTTAATCTTGTTCTTGAGAGAGAAATATTTACAGATAAATCTATAGTAGGTAGATTGTATCTGAACAAAGAATATGTATGTGATACTTTAGAAAATCCATATATAAACAATGAACGTAATATTAGTTGTATTCCAGAAGGTAAATATAATGTAAGATTACGTTTAGCTAGAGAGAGTGCTACAAGAAATTATTTACATCTTTTAGTACAAGAAGTGCCTAATAGAAGTTATATTTTATTTCATAGAGGGAATGAAGCTAAAGATACATTAGGTTGTATTTTAGTAGGAACACATAATCAACAGGACTATGTTAGTAATTCAAAAGATGCTATGGACTTCTTAATTAGAAGAATACTTAATTTAGGTGGAGAAAATATTAAATTATTAATAAAAAATATATAAAATGAAAGAATATTTAATTTTCACAATTTTAAAATCCAAGAAAGTATGGTACACAATAGCAGCTATTATAGTACCTTTTATTGCAAGATCTTTAGATGTAGATGAAGTTCACGTAAGCGAAATGTTTTGGGCTTTAGTAGGTTTAACAGGCGCACAGGGATTAGCTGATAGTGGAAAGAAGTAATAGATACAGATTAAAACCACACGAGATAAAAATCCTTCAGAAACTAAGAGAGCAAGAAATAAGTAATATATTAGTAATAGGCGACTTGCACGAACCTTTCTGTTTGGATTCTTATCTTGATTGGTGTTTAGATCAATATCACGCATATAATTGCACAGAAGTAGTGTTTATAGGCGATATAATAGACAATCATTACAGCAGCTACCACGAGACCTCGGCAGATGGAATGGGTGGCTTAGATGAACTAGAATTAGCTATAAAACGTATTTCAAGATGGTACAAAGCTTTTCCTGTAGCTACAGTCATTATTGGAAACCACGATAGAATTATTATGCGTAAGGCACAAACTAGTGCTATTCCTAGCAAATGGATTAAATCATATAAAGAAGTATTAGAAGTACCTAATTGGAACTTTGTTGAAAGATATGAGAAAGATGGAGTTCAATTTATTCATGGAGAAGGGGGTACTGCTCGTACAAAATGTCGTGCTGATATGATGAATACAGTTCAAGGACATTTACATACACAAGCTTACACAGAACACTATGTAGGAAAGAATTTTAGAGTTTTTGGAACTCAAGTTGGTTGCGGAATTAATCACAAGTCGTATGCTATGGCTTACGCAAAATATGGTAAAAGACCAGCAGTAGGTTGTGCTGTTATCCTTAATAATGGGCAAACTCCATTGAATCTTTTAATGCCCTT